GTACAGTGGTCTGTGTTAGACTCGAATGCGCCATAATGCCACGATTCTCACAGCAACCGTGAGTGGCTTGTATGTATACTCCGATGTTTTCACTATCTGTAGCTCGACTTATTTCTCTTGCAATATCATTGCAGAGTTCTTCCTGGAGAGTGCCACGCCTAGCGCACCACTGAGCAATACGAGTATACTTGCTAAGGCCAATAAGTTTGTTGGCAGCAATGATACCAATATAAGCCACCCCAGATACAGGCTGGTGATGATGACTACACATACTACGCAATTCACTTCTAACAACCAACATTCCTTCATATCTATCCTCACTATCATTCGGAAACGCTGTTGCATCTGGAGCAGGGTCGTATCTACCTGACATGATTTCATTAAAATACATTTTAGCAAGTCTACGTGCTGTGCCTTTACTGTTGGGATCATTTTCACGATCAATAAGCAAACTGTCTAGCACTTGTTCAAATGCAGGAGTTGCTTCGTCAATTAATTTTTCTAAGTCGCCGTCATGCAGATAATCACTGATGTTGTCACCGGCCCAGAAACGCTTGCCTTCACGTTTCATCTTAAAACGAATGTGATCACCTAGATATGCTTCTTTATATCCGCCATCGCCTGCCATTGCGTCCAGGCCTGTTTCTGTTTTATTTGTCAATTTATTCTCCGAGTTAATGACGTGGATGTCATATAATAGTTATTTTAACATCTCTAATAGTTTATTACAACTAAAAAAGTTTTCTTGTAGTATAGCTACCTGTTTATTTAGGCTAGGCAGTCGAGTTTCGTAATTATCCATATGCTGGATTATTTCTCTACAAATATCTGGACGATATACAGTATATGCATCGTAGCTCTCAGTCCATTTGCTAGGATACTTAAATGTATCTAAAGCCATTTCACTATAGCTGAGTCTATCAGGAACCATAGGAATGGCACCTACAATAGCACCTTCATACCAACTGATGCCTAGGGTTTCTTGCAGGTTTGCACTAAACACCAATTTGGCTTCGCCTAGCAAATTATGATATTCGTTTTTTGTTAGTTGTTGATCTTGACAGACGACAAATTCATATTGCGGTAAGTGTTCTTTCAAGTCACGAAAGATTTCAACCTGTTTCTCTGGAGCGATACGATGCGGGAACAAGATAAGATCACGTTTAGTCATGTTTTTATACATTGTTAACGTGTCCTCCATATACTCCATAGGCCAACCTGTGCGCACAATCTTAGTATCATATAGTTTTTTTGCTGGAGTAAATCCTAACAAATTTTCACAAAACATGTCAATATGAAACTGTGTAGCAAAGTAGTTGTGATCAAACGCATGATAGAAACTTTGTTCAGCATTTCTAACCCAGGGTTTATTTCCTACAAGGCGTCCTAAGAAGTCTTGCGGATCATATGAGCCAGCATGCCAAAGACCATGTGTAGTTACTGGAATTCCCAGTAGCTCACTCATATACTTTAAATTTATGATACCAGGATGCCAAGCATCAGTAAAGATAAAGTGATCGCCGGGATGAATGGATCCGTTACAAAATAACCTACCCATTTGTTCAATTTGACTAGCCTTGTAGATATTCGTGCCGCCAAAGTTGAGAAATGCTCCAGGAGTGGTAGCACTAGGAATGTCCGTAGGACCTGATATAATGTTGACATGGTGCCCTGCTTTTTTAAGGATTGCCGGCACGTGAGTTTTCCACTGACCCGTATATCTAGTCTCTACTGCTTCAAGATCAATGAGAAAAACTCGTGCCATTAATTAACCTCTTTTTTGAAAGTGTGGTCTGTTGCCTTGATATGGACGTCTTGGCCGTTTGCTGGCAAGATAGGATCCATAGTTTTGACTATCCCTGCGATAGAGATCTGCAGGATTAAAATCGCAGAGTTGAAATCTGCACCAATCGTGGTAGGCCTCGAGGTCCTCCCACACCTTTACAACGTCAGGACGATTTTCAAAGTACCTGTAGTCCTTGTAGTTTTTCATCGATGTTCCTTTTAGTATTTGATGAATGAACCATTTTCTCCGTCTTCGGAGACCTCAATCCAAATCTCGCGACCTGGATACTTTTTGCTAATGACGTCATATAAGTCGCCTGACATCATTTCACAACTCTTATAATCTAAACTTAGTGTAGCATCTTTGTAGAGATTTAGCAACCATCGTTTAAACTGAATAAACTCAATATCACGATCATCGTGTGTAACGCCAATCCAAACTTTGAAGTGAAAGATGTGACGATGCGGATAACCTAGAAAACTTACATCATATTCATCACCTGTAGCAAGTGCTGGGTCTGTAAGTGCAGCTGGATATTTGTGCATACCTTCTTTCTGAAAGGTAACCCAAATCATTTTGTTAGGTCTAACGTCTTGTCGAATGTTCATCTTAGTTGTTCCATGGTTATAATTTTAGATAATTCTTCACCGAGATCTTTATCTTCAGTGACCACATGTAGACTGTGTCGATTCTCATCGTTCTTTCGGTCATACTTGGTAGTTTCAATGATAGTACCGCCACTAGCGCCATAGACATTTAGTCGAAAACCTTGTGATGCAATGTTTGGGCCTTCGCTGTCAACTGAAATAAGCTGATTACTGTAATCTTCTTCGTCGTTCATTAGCCAGTTGCGAATTTTTTGTTTAAATGTTAATTTCATAGGTTTCTTTTCTACTACACTTCTTGCACGATTAATTTTATTAGCACCGCGGATTCTTGGAACCTTTGTCACCGATGCTACTGCGTAGCCACCACTCATTTGATAATCTCATCTTTACCATATTGATCCCAACTAGTAAACTTATTTCTATCTAGTAGGTCATGGAGGTTATGGCACCACACTCCGTGATTAGTTGCTTTAAAGTCTTTGTCATCAATTTTCAGCGTAGCGTTATAGCCTAGTTGATTAATATAAGGTAATTTTACACTAATCTGCGGAATAAATCTACGCTTTTCGGTAAGACCACTTTCAAGCAATCCTTCCGTTTCACGAACATCAAAGTCTAAGGTACACCAAAATTCGTCCTCTGCATCTAAGCAGACATAGATCATATCTTCCCAAGGACGCCATGTTTCTGTATCGTTAACACCATTAGTCTTAAAACTTTGATTAGCACCAAAGTAAATATGTTTGCACCTGTTGTTACGAGCCAATTCCATAATAATATATGGATCATGCACACCTACAACAAACAGTGTTTTCATTCCGTAGGCAGGAGTATGTTCAATCTCTACGCCGGTGAAGAAGGTAATGCTATCAGCAACACCTGAATCGTAATTTCTTTTCATTTTTTAAATAAATTTTGAATTGATCGGATTAGATTAAGAAATCGAAAATGATAGTCGGTTAAGAATGGAGTTCGATGCGGACAACGACCTTGTTGCCAATCACAGTTAACTGTGATTTCTTGCCTGCATGTGTCGCATTTCATAGTTCTAGTCCATTTCTTCTTGCTTCTTGTTCTGCCTGCGCTTCTTGCATCACTGCTTCGTGCTTGTGTTTAAGTATAACAATATCATCCTTTAAACGCAACCTTTGTTTCTTCAATTCTTCTATTTTTAGGTCATCAAAGATACCAGTTTTTTCCATACTGTCTATCTGTTTGTCCAAAGCACGGTGAGCTTCTTCTAGATGCTTGATTCTATTTTGATACATATCAACTCCTTATTCTACAACCAAACTGTTTAATTCGTCATCGTCTGGATTGGCAAAATCAATTTCGCCTGCTTTCTTGCCATCATCGAAATCAAATAAGTTACCAAATGTGTTAGCAGCAGGACCGCCTTGTAAACGTGAACCTTCTAGTGATTTCAAGAACTGCGCACCAGTTTCAATCATATCAAACGCTTCTGCTTTGGTTTTGGTATTGAATAGTTCTTCAACAAATGTACCGAAGTAAAGAATTTTATTTGGAACCCAATCGCTGAATTCAATTTCTTTCTTGCCTTCAATGCTCTTCATACGCCAGTCTGGAGTAAACCTAGCACATTCAATATCCATTAACTGTTGAGCACGTTGCACCGCTTTGATATGACATTCGACATTATGCCCCATCATTAGTGCGTAACTGAAACTATCCCAACTAGTCTTGTTTGGAATCTTACCTAGCTTGTTAAGTCTCGGAACTTCGTGATAGTGTTCTGGATTCAAGTGATTAAACTTAACATCTCCGAGTTCGGCATCTGTCTTACGAACACCGTAATTGTAATATGCAATATCGCCCATGGTCAAACGGCTTCCGAATTCACTTTCAAAAGGAAACGGAATATCAAATCGTCCTGAAAGTGCTTTATTATCAGGAGCCTTGTCCATGATCACTGACCAACGCTTGTTGGTATGTTGTGCATTTGTGTAAACAAGTCCGTGAGCAGTAGCAATGAACGGGCTTGCACAGTCAAAACTGATTGTGAGTTCTGGATTGATGTGTTTACGGATCTGACGTTGAATTTGAGTTAGATAGCATGACCAATCTAATTGTGCTGTGCCCAAGAAGTGAATCCAGTTCTTGCCGTCTAGCATTCCTTCGTCACGCATGGTCATTAGACGTTTGAGTGTGATATCCATCTTACACATATTAGCACCACCAAATGCCCAACCTTCTGCTTCTTTTCCTGCAAATGGTCCTTTGGGATCGCTGAACTCTACAACGCCACGATACCACTTTTCTGCAGTATCCCAATCACCGCCTTGCAATACATTAAGCCACTTGGTAGCTCCCAACCGATTATCTAGAAAATACTTGTTATTATAACGAGTCTTTTCTAAACAGTCTTCGAATGTTTTCAATCCAGTCTTCGGACTGTGGATGTGATCACAGGCCCATGTAGGCACGTCTAACATCATTGACCAATCAGCAGTTGCTTCTAGCCATTCAAGAATCTTTTGACGTGTCTTGGTAGCTTCTGCACCTTCAAAGTTCAACCAATCAAACTTGAGAACACCTTTACCGATCTGATAACCACCGGAGTCGCCTAAAATCATTGTTTGTCCGCGATCACGCTGTTGTATCATGGATTCTTGATCCTGTGCTTTGATAACATCAAGTTGAGCGTGTCCTGCTGAATACAGAGCATACTTATAGGTAAAGTATCCTTGATCTGGATTAAGAAAGTTCATTCCTTCAATTCCTTGATCAAAGCCTGCAGGAATACGATCCTTTGGTACAAACTCTTCTAGTCGCTGTTTTGCAACATAGGTAGAATAAAAAGAACTAATTGCCGGCAGATATACTGCATAGTCCTTTTGTAATGGTGTTAGATTAACTGGTGGTTTCATTTAAGCAGCCTGTGCTGGGATAATATATTTGTAAGTTGCTAGTCCGCTATCTAGAGTGATCTGAATAGCACCTTCATTGCTCAACGACATCTTAGCAGTGTTGGTATCTGAAATCTTAAGTATGCTCAAGATCGGAGCAACTGGCCAAGTCCAACCGCGATCTAATTTGCCTGCAACATTCTGTGCAAACACAAACTCACCACCGTGTGTTGATGCATCACCGAATGTAAATTTAAGATTACCGCCTTCAGTTTTAGCAAGGAATGTGGGATGCTCTGAGTTAGCACCTGCTTGAAAGTTAAAACGAATCACAGAAGTCACTGATGGTTCGATTTCAACATCCCACTTAACACCACGAAACTTCACAGTCTTCATCTTTTCATTGATGATTTCTTGATTCATGAAGCGATAGTCGTTCTTGAAGTCGCCGTCTTTGTTTTCAAAGTGTAGACCTACTGGCAAAGTTTCGCCATTGCGTTCTGCTGTGGTGATACTGATCTTTGCACCTTCTTTGTATTCTGCACCTTCCAACAGATATTTCAACTTGTTCAGTTGCGGCATGCCAAACACACCAATCATATCTGGATACGGATTAGCAGTTTCTGCTTCCATGATCACTGAACGGTCATCTGCCATTGAGTTAATAGTTGTGCCTTTGTCTGTGCCTGTGACTTTAACTGTGGTCAAGAAGCCGAGGTTCTGTGTGTGGCTAACGATGTCTTGTAAAATATCTTTCATTAAGAATTCTCCTGTATATTAAGATTATATTTAGATCTTGAGAAAAAATCAACCTAGAAATCACTCAAAATCAAACAGTTTGTTAAATGTATTATCCGACCTTGTTGAACTGATGTCCCATTCCAAAACACCAATAAGGTTTCCTAACTTCTCATCTATCACAGTGGTTTCCATTTCTGCATCGTTGAAAGGAAGATCCTTGAACCACTGCGGCAATCTCAGTTCATCCACAGGATAGGCCACGGAAGTATGCCCCATAGGATTGTCTTTGATCTTGCATACAATTACTTTCATGCCATCTACAATCTGCATGGAGTATTTGTCATCCATCATACGCCGGAGAGTGTTCCAATTCAATGAAGCTCTAACATGCCCGGGCATGTTAGTCTTGCCTGCTTTTTTTTCTTTGGCAGCGTATTCTGTGATATTGTTGGCTCGCTTAGGCGAGCCCTTTTCCCAACCCGGTCGAGTTTTAAATTCTGTGCGAAAATCAGTGATATATTGCAGGATCTCTTCTTTGGTCACACCAGTTAGTGTCTTAGTCAGCACCTCACTCAAGAAGTCTTGTATAACAACCGGGGTATCTGAACGCTTGAGATCAAGCCCCATCGCTTTAATTTTTCCTGGTTTGCCTTCTGTGTCTGCTCGTTTGCCTTCTTTGTCGTAGTAGAGAACTGCGTATCGCTTTTTGGTGATGAACAGTCCTTTGCTTGCAACAATTTCGCGACCTGCTTTGATGACCTCGGCTCTGGTTCGAGGGACATGAAATGCGTCCTGCATGAATTTGACAAATGTGCCATTGACCGTATCTCCTATGGTATCGTAAAGTTCGACCACTGATTCTCTGTTCCAGGGAATCAGTCCCTTCTCAATGTCTTTTTTCAAGGTAGTATACGCTGAAAAATAACAAGAGTCTGTGTCACCGTAGATTACTGCTCGACCGATGTGATCATACTCTCCAGTGATAATTTCGTTTACTTTTGATGCCATGTGTTTGGCAATTTGTCTTCCGGTGAGAGTTGTGGACTGTCCAATTCTGTTATCAAAGAATCTACAGCCTGGATTTAAAATTGCACCATACAGACTGTTTAGTAGAATCTTCTTGACCAACTGTCGCTTGTCCCAGTATTCTTCTTCAATCTTGTTGCCGGCCTGGATACATTCTCGCAGTTTGGCCTGCATTTCTTTACGTTCTTTATACCAACGTGCTAGCAGTCCGGATATAACACCCTCAGTTTCATATGTGAATATAGTGCCGTTGGCTGAGATCATCCAAGGTTGATTGCTGTCAAATATAAGATCATAGGCCTGAGCCGCACTTAGCGTATCCGAGCCGCCACCTTCCCAATCGACAGTGACTTCACGACCCACTTCTCGATTCATCACAGCGGAATATTCAAGACTACCAAATATGCCTTCCCAAGCGGACGCAAATGATTTTCCTTTTGACATTTCTGCTGCAATAAAATCCTTGGTCCCATCCTGTCTCAACTGACCTACGATGGTTTCAGGACCCATATTCAAAGCCCGAATAGCACTAGGATACAGTGAGTTAATATCTAGCGAGCCGATCCACTCATGTATACCTTTCTTGGGATATGCAACGTAGGCACCAGCAGCTTGAGTGTCTCCGTGCTCTTCCATTTTTTTGCGATTAGGAACTATCATACCTCTGCGATGAGCTTCGTTGATGATAGCTTGTTCAGTCACAGCCACTGCACCCATAGTAGTTGCTAACAGCACTGTGTTTTCGTGTGCAATTGTATTGGCTAAGTCAATAAATTTCAGTTTCTTATCTAGATCATCTAACAGTTTACAATCGTTGATATTGTATTCAACGAATGTTTTAAAATCGTTGTTGTATAATTGATCCAATGTGCCTTCATACTGAGTCTTTCTCTGACCTAGTTCATATTCGGCAATAGCATCTAATCGATAGGTGTGACGTTCTTCATAGGTATACTTGCGATAAAGTTCAAGACTGTCTATATGCACACGGCCAATGAAGTCATATGTAGTGGCAGTTTTACCGAACTTTTCATATTCTCGTTTCTTAGGCAAACAATTCCATAGACAAAAACGTTTGGTATCTTCTTTACTGAGAACCTTGGTAACACGATTAACAGTATATGGAATATCAAAGCCTTCCGAGTTCCAACCACTCAGCACATCAGCATCTTGTATGAGATCCAAGAATGTGTTTAGCATGTCTGCTTCGTTGTCAAACAGCATGGTATTGGGAAATTCTTCAACCTGCTTGGTGGCTTCTGCCATGCTGAGTGTTTTGGGAGGTATGGCTAGACACACCATGGTCTCCATCCATTGTAGGTAGACAGCAATCGCAGTAATTGGCATGAACGCATCATCTGGTGATGCATAGCCACGTTCTGGATCAAAGTCTACCTCAATATCGAAAAACGCTACATTTAGCTTAGGTGCATCTTGATTGAGATAATTGTCTTCTAAACAACGATATATGGGATTAATATCGCTTTCGTGAAGTTTTTTGTTTGAATGTATGGCAAGTTCTTTGCGATGTTCTTTGACATTCTTTGAACTTACACGGCTAAGAGGTTCACGCTTAATGGATTGGAACTTGCCTTTGGGGTCGTTGTAATAGAATATATGTCTGGCAGGATAGTCTTTGAAATGCCTCTGCCCTTTGTCGTCACGCTCAACAACACGTATCATGTCATCGTCGCGATCGTAGTATGCGTCCACGAAACTCATTTTTTCTCCTATGCAATTTTAGGCTTGCAAATACCAATGTGCGGTTTATGGCCCGCCTACCTTCTTACTTTATTTAATTAATTAGCATTCTTGCTAGGCCGAATGTGTCAATTGCGGTTAGCAAGATGTAGTTAGCCAACATGCCAAACGATTTCCGAGTATAAGCAGCCCAAGCATACATGGCACAGCCAGCGATCCAAATAGGATACAACACAAGTAAAGGCGGATTGGGAACTGTAAGCGCCATAGTGATTGAGCAGCCGATACTAACAGCCCAGGCAAGCAGCTCAACAACAAAACGGAAGCGATTGCTGTGCCAGTCATCTCTGATCCAATCAAAAGTTGGTTTTAATAATTCATTCATTCAGGAAGTTTTTTAGTAACACCGAGAATCATTTCAATCTCGCTCCACTCTGCCTCATGGTCTTTCCAATTGTCTTTGTGTGCGATACGTATGGCTTTGTTGATCCAACTGGGTTTGATTTGTAATTCTTCTGCGACAGCTTTAACAGTTTCTTTAAGACCTTCATTGAGATCTTCTACTTCACGAAGCACATTAGATCCTTCGTTGATTAATCTTTCGAGTTTGGCTTTTTCTTCCGGTCCATACATTTTTGACATTTGTTCTCTCCTATACGACTATTATATAGTCATAAAAAAAGCCAGTCAATGATAGACTGGCTTTTTAACACTTTTTGGTTGAATTACTTTTGTGCTTCGCTTAGTACATCATACATTTCAAATACGCCACCGTTGCGTTCATAGACCAACCCTGCGTATAAGTCTGCTTTCATGCCTTCGCCTAGTTTGTTACGAGCTACACGCTCTGCCCATGTAAACAGAGCTTTGTCTACAGGATCAATTTGTTGCTGGCCGCCACTTTCTTGAACCAGTTGAACCATTTGTTTGAAAGATAATTTTGTTTCTACTGATTCAGCAACTACTTTCTTAGAAGTTGTTACTGATTCATTTTTCTTACCAAAGTATTTGGCCTGCTTGTCGCTCATACCTTTCTTGCTAGCTGGCTTGTCGCCGCCCTTTTCACCGGCAGCTTTCTTCATTGGCTCTTTCTTGTCGCCGTCTTTGTCGAGGTCTAGGAAATCTGGCTTAGATCCTTCTGCCATTTTTTCTTTCTTGGCCATTTTCTTTTTCTTATCAGCAGCTTCATCTTTCTTGGCTTCTACCATTTTCATGAATTTGCTTTTAAATTCTGGTTCTACACTTTCTTTTTTGGCTTTTTTCTTTGGCTTGTCTTCGTCATCAGCTTCTTTTTCTTCACTGCCACCATAGGCCTTGCTGCTCTTGTGAACAATGCCTGTTTTTGTTTTTTCAACAGTGCCAGTAGCAATGTTTTTCTTATCGCCTACTTTCATGTCGTCCGCTTCTTTAACGTCTTCTTCAGCTTTTTTCTTAGCTTCAGCAACGTAGGTAGTGCGGCCACTTAGAACACGCAGTTGTGCGTCTTCATTTAATTGCACAGATTTTGGCAGCTCTGGTGCTTTTGGAGTATCGATTTTGCCGTCGATACTTTCTATTTTGCTGATTAACGATTTGAAGTCCATGTTCACATTCCTAAAAGTGTATTATGTATTTATCTTTTTACCAAAGACCCACCAGTTAACAGATTAGTTCCCTTGAGATCTAATGCGTTTTTTGCGGTTCCGTCTTTGTTTTTTGCCGTTTTTCCGGGTTTATTTTTGTATACCGCACCTATAGCTACGTTACCAGCACTGGTAGCGCCTGCTGTTGCTGATTCTACAATTTCACGTATTTTCATACTATTATTTATTCTTCTTAGCACGACCTGCTTTCATGTTAGCTAGCCAGTGCGCTAGTTGTCCTTTGCGCCCGCCTTGTTTCGCAGTTTTACGTAGACTACTTACTGATGCTTTGGTATTAATGCCGTGTCGTTTGCTGTCGCCTTTGTCCTGAGGATTCTTGCCATCCGCAAAGTTTTCTCCTACACCTCCACCATCTCCTCCACCATCTCCACTATAACCTACAGCATAGCCATAACCGCCGTAAGGACCCGGACCGTAAGCAGCCCAACGTGGCTTTTTACGTTTCTTTTTTCTTTCAACTATAAATTCACTTGCTCTCATACTGGGCTATAAGGATTCTTTGGAGTGTCGTATCCGTCATCATCTGGATACACTGGATAATTGTTTGGGTTCATACTGAAAAACTTGATCCACACCCGCAGGTAGATTGTGCATTGGGATTACTAATAACAAACTGACTGCCCATGGCTTCTTCTTTGTAATCAATAACAGCACCTTGTAGATATTGCATACTCATTGCATCAACAAACACGTTGTATTGTTCGTTGATAGGAAATTCAAAGTCGTCTTCGTTCTTTGTTTCGTCAAAGGTAAAGCCATAACTGAAGCCACTGCAACCGCCACCTTGCACAAAGGTGCGCAATGCCAGCTTGGGATTATTTTCTTCTAGCAGCAAATCCATAATCTTTGATTTCGCTGATTGTGTTATTTCAACCATTTTGTTTTCCAATAGGCTTTTCGCCTGTTAAGTAAGGCAAACTAAACCATAGCTTAAACCATTCTTCGGTGCCTGGTCTTATATCATGTTTTTTCATAAGTTCACCTTTTTCATTACCAGTTATACTTATGTTACTGCCAGCATATGGTTGATATCCTTGATATTCTGTGATACCAGCTAATTTTTTCAGTTCATCTAGTTCTGACATTTTTAGCTGCTCCTTTGCGATTGGCATTGGGGTCTTCACGACGTTTGCGAGCAGCAGCAGTGGCACGACCTTTCTTGCCTAGTGCGTGAGCCTTGCTCTGTGGTAGACACTTAGGCTTGCCTTCTTTCTCACTGTCTCTAGCACAGTCGCCACGTATCTTGCCATCTGGTCCAAAGCGGACCCATTTGTCTTTGAACCACTGACGCAGATTTTCATCTATGGGTGCTATGTCTTCTGATTTTTTACGACCTTGGCAGTGAGCTCGTTGACTAAACCCTTTGGGGTTAGAACAGTTTATGGACTTTTTATATTTTTTAGTCCACTTCTCAGTGACAAACTCATATGCTCTCACTTCTTCTTGCCCTTGCCATAATTAGCAGCACCTGCTTTGCGACACTGTACCAATCGTCCTGACGCATAGGCACTGGGCCAAACCTTGGACGAAGCTTTGATCTTGTGATAGCAGGCATCTTTCTTGCCTTCTTCAAGTTGGTCTTCTGAGACCATGTCTCCGTGACATATAGGGCATACACCTGCTTCTATGTAGTCTTGAAGACTTTTACCTTCCGCTACATCTTGCTCCATAGGAATCAAATCTTTCTTATGTTTAGTGTCGCCCTGTTTCTCTGCCCGCTTTTTATCTTTGTGAGCGCCAGCACCTGCGCTTTTAGAATTTTTAGCAACAAAGTTTCTAGGCCGGCTGGCTGGTATAATGTCTTTGGCTCTCATACTGTAATACCTCTTGATCGTATTCCGCCCTTGCTTTTGATTTTACCTAGCTCTTCGAGCGCATGACGAATTTGTTCCATGTTCATTTTCAGTTCTTCAAACTGACGAGCCATGATTTGCCATTCACCCGGACTGGCGTTTTCTGCCCGAGCTGCAAGATCTTTTAATTGACCAGCAGCACGTAGCATACGATATTTTAATTTAGCAGGATTGCTGCCAGTACCATATATCATTGGATCCATGGGATCGCTGGGATCCATTTCAATTGGAGCTTCTTTGACTTCTTCTTTCTTTTTAGGATATCCGTGTTTGATATTTAACGTATATCCCTGCAGTCCTTGTTTATCTAAAACTCCGCTGATAAATTTTTCTGCTTCTCTAGCATTATCGAATTTATCACCTAAATTATATTTTCTAACCTCGCCGTCAATCATTACATAGGCAATGGTGATAGGCTTAACAGGTTCTTCTGCTGCCTGAGCAGGACTTCCTAAAAGATTGGCGGCGGCCAATGCTGCACCAGCAGCTTTGCTTTTCCAGCCTTCTTCTACTTCGCCCTTGATTCCCATGCCTTTTCTCACAGCAGCGAACAACGGTTTGGACAACTCGCCTGCGCCAGTGGATTCTTGGAATGCTTCGAAATCATTATTAGCTGCTGCTGCTCTTGCACCGCTGGCGCTGACTCCTGCTACACCTTCGGCACCGTCTTCACGGTCTCCGCTGCTGGCAAAATCAATTACGTCAAACTTATAAAAACCATGTGCTTTGCCTTCGACACCGTTGTATTGTGTGAGAAGGCTTTTCATGTCTTCTAGGCGATCTGAGCCTGCTACGAAGGTAACTGCGTTGTAACCCTGCTCATGTAGGTAGCTGGCCACCTTGCCGATGGTGTTTAATGCTGCATTCTCTACAACATCCTTGGCATACTGGGGGAACATTTCCTTAATGAATTTGATCTTGGTAGCATAGTCCAATGGGTTTTTCTTTTTGTCTTGACTTTGGCTGACAAAAATTTTCATTTCTCCGCCTTGGCTTTTCATGGTATCTAATACCTGTTTGTGACCAATGGTAGGTGGATTCATTCTGCCAAAGCAGAATGTCACATGTTTGGTTCCGGCTTCGAACAATTCATTTAACAGCATTAATCGTAGTCGCCTTTTTCTATGTGTTTTTCTTGCTCACCGGCAATACGTTTGGCCAAGTCTATGAGCTTGTCTTTGGGAAACTTTTGTTCCGCATCGTCGATATCGTATTTGTCGCAATAATGACCCATGCACTTTTCTAATGGTCGGATGTAGACCTTGAATACATTGGGATTGCCTCTGTGCTCGCGATGACGTTTCACCGCAGGGAAAAAATACTGGTCCAGCATTTTTGAATCGTTGTCGATGAAAAATTTTAAATCATCCAACCAATCGATTTCTTGTTGTTCGTCTTTGGGTGCGCCAATGGCACTGAACATTTCTTTTAATAACATTACCAGCTCCGGCAAGACCAGTATCTGGCTTTATGACGAGGTCCTGGATTAGCACAATTATGACGAGCACGGAATGATTTTCTACGTGCAGGATTGGATTTTTTGATACGCATTTTCTTGTCACCGAAGTTTACTTTGACAATGTTACCATTAGGCTTGCGAACATATACTTTGGATTTCTTGACATCACCAGCCATCTTTTTACCTAATGGAACTTCGCGGCCTTGATACTTTGCTTCGTCAACATCTCCTTCTGCTACACCTTCTTCGTATTTCTGTGCTTTCATATAATCACGAGCTGTGTCAATATAGTCCACAGCTTTGGTGATCTTACTCTGCACCCATTCTGGAAGATTGTCGTCCGCTTGTAGAATACTGTATAGTTCTTCGGCAGCACTGTCTATGGTGCGTAGATCATCCTTGGCCATGTCGCCTTCGCGATCATATTCGCCGTAGTTCACAGGTGCATCTGGATTCTCGGGACCGTGATCTTCTTTTTTTAGATACTTGTCCTTGATACGACCTTTTTCTTCTTCGTCAGCACCCTCACGCCCTGCTTTCTGTAGTGCTTCAAATCCATCTTTGCCGTATTTTTTAATACCTGTATATCTTTGTAATCCGCTTTCACCTATCTTTGTGCAGTCGTTCTTGCCGACTCTGCGATAGCCTTTCCAACAGGCCTTGCCGTGTGTGCCTTTGACTTTGTCTTCTACTAGTTCACCTTCTAAGAATTGTAAGCCTTCATTAGTCAGCATCTCTAGTGCGGTGTCATCTAATTCGATTACAATGCCATCTTCTAGAATATCTACAATAGTAGTGGCAATCTCGTGATCTTCTGAAAAGCTGATACCAAACTCGTCACCTACTTCAAATGATTCTGCAAATCCTTTAGATTTGGCCTCTTTTTCGAGATCTGTTTTTCTTTGTGTAATTGCACTGCTGATTTCTGGATCGGTGCTAGCCACAGGATCTTTTTCAAGATCTGCCAGGGCTTTGCGTTTGGCCTGAAGATCTTCAGGATTTTTTAATGCTGTTTCGCTTACTATAGCGTCTAATTTAGATAACAGGTCTCTCATAGTATTCCTCTCGAGGTCATACTATATTTATCGTCTCAAACAGTTTAGTGATTATACCGAACTTCGGTGATTATGCCCTGTTCCAGCTGATACGCCACACGTATGAACACAAATTTACCAGTGAATGTGCAGGCAGCGTTAGTAGTAACAGGTGTGCTATCTATAGCAGTTAACACAGTGTCTGAACTATCGAGAACTACATCAACCCAGTCGTTGACACCGGGATTTAGGTCTAGAGTGGCCTGTATTTTAATGCTGCCCTTGAAATTATTCAGCTCAAAAGTCATAGTATGCACACCGTTACCGTTTTTGTAATAGCCTGCACCTATGTGTTTTTCGCCGTATTGCCACGTAGAGGGCTGACTATCGTCAGTGATATTTGATAATAATACTATGGTTTCTCTGCTCATCAACTATTTATCGCATACTATAAAGTTATATACTCTGCCCACAACGTCAGCACCACGCAGTTTCATCATTAGCAGTGTGGATTCATCTTCAACTAATACATATCTACGGTCCCAATTCCAATCTGTGGTCAAGAACCAACGTTCGATCGCAGGAGTGCAGGTTATTCTAGGGGCTTGTGATTTCAGCCAGGCTAGATATTTCTGTTTGCCTTCACGATCTTTGGCCATTTTATGCGGCATGAGATACACGCGATAGCGATATCTGTCCTTGGGCAGTTTACTCACTGTGATACAGTTCTGTGAATTATTCAACACATCGAGATTGTTGATGTTGGGTTCAAATCTATGCACCAAGTAATCTTGGCTAGCTAGGCTGAGTTTTTCGTAGAACTCAGGATCGTTGGTATAAACATCTAGTCTATTCCTTTCAACCCTTGTTGCGTATGCATCTTCGTCGTAGGAACTAAAAAAGTCACAAACGCTGCTTATTATTTCTTTATTAGCTGTGGCCCTACGCCAATTATCATAATGATATCCGCTGTCACTGTTAGAATTTTCTAACCAGTCCTTGATATTTGAAATAGGCTGTGTGCGAAATATCACACAGCCGTCTATTTGCAGGCTGATTTTATATAACCATTTGTTGTAGAACTTACGACTGGTCGATTTGGTTTTCAGTTGTAGCATCTTGTTCTTGTGTATTTGCTGCTTCAGCAATTCGTTGCGCCCTAAGAGCTTTTCTTTCTTCCTTGGTCAACGGTTTTGGTATCTCAACCACTGTGAAATCCAATTTGTCATCGATGATATCCACGGTAACTCTTCCACCATTTACTAGATCACCGAACAGCACTCTGCGACTTAGTGGGCTCTTGATTTCATTGTCGATGATTCGTGCCAATGGTCTAGCACCCATCTTCTTGTCGTAGCCTCGATCTGCTAGCCAACGTGTGGCCTTGGCGTTAACCACGATCTCAATGCCTTTGTCTTTTAATTGACTGTTGAGATCAGCCACAAACTTCTTGACGATCTGGATCACAGTATCGCCACTGAGTTTAGAGAACTTGATTACAGCATCTAGTCTATTGCGGAATTCTGGGCTGAAATGTTTCTTAATGGCTCTGTCATCTTCGCCATCACGTTCTAGTTCGCCAAATCCGATGGTGTTGAGTTCGTTGTCAGCGGCTCCGAGATTTGACGTCATAATCAAAATAGTATTACGACCGTCTGCTACTTTGCCATTGGATCCGGTGATAAAACCATTGTCCATGAACGCTAGAAGAATATTCATAACATCCGGATGAGCTTTTTCAACTTCGTCTAATAGTAAGATAGCGTTGGGTGTTTCTTGTAGTTTGGTGATCAACATACCAGCATTATCTTCGTAACCAACATAACCCGGAGGAGCACCAATTAATCTTGCTACTGAATGCTTTTCCTGATACTCACCCATGTCAAATCGGATTAACTGCATACCCATTTTATCTGATAATTGTTTAGCAGTTTCGGTTTTGCCACAGCCTGTGGGTCCCAAGAATAGGAATGACCCAATAGGCTTGTTAGGTGCCTTCATGCCAGCCTGACTCACAAAGATTTTATCTAACAATGTATCTACAGCATTATCTTGTCCGTAGACCACACCCTTCATCTGAGTGTCTAACTCTGAAAGATTTTTGCTTTCTTTTTGCGCCACGGTTTCTAATGGCATGTTAATCATCTTACTGAGTTCGTAGGTGACCTGTTCGATGTCTACAATCTGTGTAACACCTTCCATGCCCTCATCATCTTTGAGCTTATATCTAGCACAGGCACAGTCAATAATATCAATAGCCTTGTCAGGCAGTTTTTTATCACTCATATATTTGACACTGAGCTTAACTGCTTGTTCGATGGCTGCATCGGATATTTTTACATTGTGATGTTGCTCGTAGTATTTCTTTAGACCTTTAAGGATCTTCACAGCCATTTCTGGTGTAGGCTCTTCAACGGTCACACGTTGGAATCGACGCATCAGCGCACGATCGCCTTCGAAGTGCTTGCGATATTCTTCCCATGTGGTAGATGCTATCAGCTTGAGAACACCTTTGGTAAGTATGGGTTTCAACATATTGGCCATGTCGTTTGAACTGCCATTTGCAGCACCCGCACCGTTCATCATGTGTGCTTCGTCGATGAACAAGATGATCTTGCCTTTTTTCTCTAGTGCAGCCAACACCGCTTTAACTCGTTCTTCGAAATCACCACGATACTTTGATCCTGCTAGGAGAGCACTGATGTCCAAAGTATAGACTTGATGGTCCTTGATAAATTTAGGAACCTTGCCTTCGTGAATCTTACGAGCAATGCCCTCAGCAATAGCAGTTTTACCCACTCCGGGATCACCTACCATTAACACGTTGGCCTTGTTTCGACGTGCCAATACCAATTGTATTTTTTCTATTTCGTCATCACGGCCTATTACAGGATCAAGTTTTCGCTGTTTGGCCTTGAGACTGAGATTGGTACAAAACTGATTCAATATTCGATCTATTTGATTTGAGTTCACTATTCTTGTTTCAACTTCGGCGTCTTCGGTAACCTGCACATTTTCTTGGAAATACTTTACAAACTTTTCTTTAGTCACCCCGGCCTTGGTAAGAAAGTAGTAACCGAAACTGTTTTTCTCTGACAGCACACTGATAATGATATCTGCTATCTCCATGCGCTGTCTACCGCTAAACAACACCTGTGTAAAGCAACGATTCAACACACGTTCTACGCTGTTGGTCTTTTTAGGTTTTGCGTTGGCATTGGTAGTTTTAATATCATTGAGATTGTTTTTTAAGTAGTGTTCTATATTTGTTTTAACAAATTTAGCATCAGCACCAAAACTTTCTAATAGTTTATAAGAATCCTCATCATCCATAATGCCATAGATAATATGTTCAATGGTTATGTACTCGTGACTCAAAGTCTTGGCCATCTCTATAGATTTTTCAAAAATTTCTTGTAGGCTCTTACTGGGTTCAATCATTACATATTTCCTTGTTTGATCTGTTGTATTAGGTCGATTTGCTCGGGTTGTAGAATTTTTGGGATTGATACTTTAATTTTTATCAATAAGTTACCTCGCTGCCTTGTGCGCATATTGGGCAAACCTTCACCTCTGCAACTCATTACTGTATCCGGTTGTGTACCGGGTGGCAAGTTCATTGATAATGTTTTACGATCTAGTGTTTGTATTTCTATACTAGCTCCCAGCAATG